GCTTCTTGCCCATCCACAATCTGCAGGGCATGGCTTAAACTTACAAGGAGCTGGTCATGCTGTGATCTGGTTTAGTAATACTTGGTCCTTAGAAATCTATGAGCAGTTTGTAAGACGACTCTACCGTCAAGGACAAAGAAATAACATTATCATTCACCAGATTATTGGTAGAAAAACTATTGATGAAGCTATTATTAAAGCAATTGAAGGTAAAGATAAGACGCAACAAAGTCTTATGAATGCAGTTAAAGCATATGCAAAAGAAAAATAAGTGTTTACTTATAAGTAAACACATGGTACAATGATTTGTTGTTAACTAAAAAGGATAAATCATGAATCAAGCAGATAAAGATGCACAAAAATGGATGGAAGCCAATGCAAAATGGCAACAACGAGAACTATACAAAGCCAAAGAAACAGGCCAACTTCACTATATCAGTCAGCATGGCGATGTTGTGATGTATAACCCAAAAGATGCACAAGATCTTTTAATCAATATAGCAAAACAACTTGGAGAAAACAATGCTGGATAACTTATATGTGTATATAGCAGCCCCGTTTTTTAATGAAACTCAAATCAGACGTTTAGAGTTTGTTAAAGAGATTCTAGAAGATAAACAAATTCCTTTTTTCAGCCCTAAAGATGAAAGTTTGTTTATGCCTGGTATTACAACCCCTGAAGAAGTCTTTGCATCTAACATGGCTGCATTGGATAAAACGACTTTATTGGTCTGTATTACTGATGACAAAGACACAGGCACAATCTTTGAAGCAGGCTATTGTAGTGCAAAGAATATTCCGATTATCTATCTTTGGACAACGGCACAAAAAGGTCAAAAATTCAATATTATGTTAGCTGCATCTGGATCAGTATGCACTTCATATACTCAGCTTCGTGATGCATTAGAAGATGTGTTGGAAACTCAGCGCTTTACTCGTAAGGATTGGTCTAAAGAGGCTATTGACTATGAATGAAAAAGACCTAGACTTCTTTATGAGAAGTTATTCATTAGAGCACACAAAACGATACTCTATGAAACCTGTAGTTCATCCAGAATCCGTAGCTACTCATAGTTTCTTTGTAGCTCTTGGTGTTTTAATGATGTCTAAAGAATATGAATTTGATGTTGATATAGCATTAAAGATTGCTTTATGCCATGATTTAGCAGAGATGGAAATATCAGATGTTAACCATCTCGTCAAAAAGAATTACCCACATGTTGCCGATGCACTTAAAGATGCAGAAGCACAGATAGTAGAAAACTTTCCAGAACAGGTACGTGAATTCTGTGATATGTACCATAATGATACACCAGAAGCATTGGTGGTTCATTATTGTGATGCACTTCAATGTCTACAATATGCCGATAATGAAATCAAAATGGGCAATACTGGTTATATGGTAGATGTATACACCAATAGTGCAAAGCGCATGGCTGTGCTAGCTCATAAACTGGAGGCATACAAAGTATGAACAATGAACCAGTAGCGTGGATGACAGAAAATGGATATTTAATTACTAAAGATGAAAATCTTGCAAATATTATTAAAGAAAAAGGTGAAGAACCAATTATTCCACTCTACACCCATCCAGCAAAGACACTAACAGATGAGGAAATAGAGCAAGTGCGTATAGCGATTATGGGGATAGCGTATTGGTGTGCTGATGAAAATATGCCAGAAGCCTATAACGCAGTGAAAGTGTGTTGTGGTGAAGTGTTAGAAATACTAAGAAAGGCACAAGAGAAATGAATAAGTTAGATTGCAAAGACAAAGGATTGTTATTGGCTATTGCTATGTATTTTATTGGAATTATCAATGCTTATTTGATATGGGGTGTTAAATGAGAAAGGCACAAGAGAAATGATAATAGCGTTCAAAGAAATTCCAATAGGAAAATTTAGTTTGCGGTTTTATAAAACAGACCATGTTTGGACTTGCACAATAAATGAAGATGTATTGAATGAAATTAGAGAATTAACCAGACCGCAAGAAGACTTGTATAACCCTTATGCAGTTCCGCATTTTGTATTAAATCCACCAACCGAACTGCCAGTTAGTTTTATTGCTGAAGAAAAGGCACAAGAGAAATGAACAATGAACCAGTAGCGTGGATGGTAGATGGTGTGCTTTTTACTAGCTTGGGTGCAGCATTAAACATATCTTTTGATATTGAACAGCCTTGTATTCCACTCTACACCCACCCAGCAAAGGCACTAACAGAACAAGACTTGGATAAATTGGTTAAAGATGCTGAAGAAAGCGGTTATATGGATATGTATATAACAGGTCTTATTGATGGATTTAATAATGCTAGAGAAATACTAAAAAAGGCACAAGAGAAATGAATGGTAACGATTTAACAATCAACCGAGATATGAGCCAATACACAATCTTGAAATCTCCTGAGCCTATTGGATGGTGGCAGATTACACCTACCGTAGAAGGCGGTTGGTCAACAAGATTTGCGGTATATGCGCCATTAAACCCAACTCACATTAAAAACACAGAAGAATTGCTTGGTTGGAAATGGATTGCAGAAAAGGCACAAGAGAAATGACTACATTTTGGAGCAGAGTAACGATAACTATTTTAAGTATTATTGTAATTTTTCAGTCTTTTATGATGATTATTGCTAATAAACATTGTTAAGAAAGGCACAAGAGAAATGACAACCACTGATCAAGTCATTAAAGAACGTGGTGAAGTTTATGGCGACTTTTTTGAAGGAATTACATTGGAAGCTCAAATCATTCAGCTATTAAAAGACCGTTATAAGCATCATTATGGCCTTGAAATGGGATTGGTTTATCAAATGTATTTTTCTAAGATAGCCATGAAATTATCTAGATTAGCTGTTACACCAGACCATGTGGATAGTTGGCGAGATATTGCCGGTTATGCACGCCTTGTTGAATTACACTTACTAAAGAGAGTAGAAAATGCCAAAAATCCATAAATCAGAAATGAAAAATCTTCAGCCAATGCATACAACACTGAAGTTTGGTAAAAAGACAGAACCAATCCAGTTCATGAATCAATTAGAATGTATTGATGTTAAACTAGTTCATGCACCTACAGTTGCAGAGTTTAGAAAAACTATATCCGTCTTTTTATTAAATACATGGAATGACAAGATCCAATGGGACTTTCCAGAGGATCAAATTGACCAAACCATTGATGAGCTATTCCGTTATGAACTGCTACCTACTGCCATGGAGACGATCAACATTACTTGGTCGGTTAATGGTATGGATATGATTGATACAACTCATTTAATACGCCATCGTCTGTTTAGTTTTGCGGCCCAAGTTCATGGTGACAGGGATATGCGAGATGACAGAGTAATGGTTAAACCGGGGATTATGGCAAATGCTGATTTTTTCGAAAGATACAAACAAATTACTACAATGGCTCGTGATCTCTATGTTGACATGCTTGATAGTGGTCTTGTTCATGGCCTTGATACCCGTACTATTATGCCTCGCAATTTTGAACACTTTTATATGGTACGCTGTACAATTAAAGACCTTATTGGTTACTGCATCATGCGCGGTGATGAACAGATTCAAACAACAGTAGATAACATTATTGCCATGAAACTATGGTTAGAAGTATTAAAAGTCTATCCATTCTTAAAAGGATTGGTTGATTTCCGTAAACCTGATGCTTTCTATCAACGTCAATCTGCCAAAGGTAAAACCAATATATTCCCACCAAATAAGAAGAATGATAATTTTGATTGGTGTGAAGATCAGTTCTACCATCCAATCGGTCGTGATGAATTCCCAGGCAGTGAGACTTATTTAAGAATCAGGGAAGACTTGTTAAAACAAATTGATGCTATTGAAATGAGGCATATCCATGGCAAATAAGAACTGGGCAGCTATTAAATTTAATCTTAGTCATATGACTAAACAGCAACGATTTAATTACTTTAAGTACTTTAGGTTACAACGTCCTCGATGGTCTGACCATCTCATGGATGCTTTGTATTTAGTAGTTGTTGACTTACAGTCTCAGTCTCATGCAGCTCGGTTATTTGGTATGCATAAGCAAGAAGTTAATCGAGCAGTTAAAAAGTATCAGACTTACTTAGGTGGATAAAGCTTATCATGCAAGTATTCACCTAACTCATACCCCATATATGGGACCTGCGCAAGAGCACCTACAGCTCTTGTCGCAGGATGAGGAAATGCTCCGATCACTCCACCTGTACCACTTAACATTTCTAAAGCACCTTTAAGCTTTTGGCCTTCATTGTAGTGTTGCATGCCTGCAAATGTTTGAGGACCACCTAAACCTGCACTTAATGCTGGAGCTGCATACTTAAGACCAGGAGTTTTGTTAATAAAATTATTCACTTCTCCAAGAGCTTCCATTGCTTTATCCGCATAAGGAACTTTTTCAGATAAAAATTGTTGAACAGTAGATGCAGATGGTGTCTTAGCTTTTAGTCTTTGCTCAATTTCAGCACGTTCAATTGCTAAATCATTTAATCGCTTTTGTAAATTAGTTACATTAGAGGGCACAGCTTTCTTCATTTTCTCTAATTCAGCTGCTGACTGAGCTGCAATCTTTTGGTGTGTATCTCTTAATTGCTGTGCTGCTATATAATTTCTAGCAGCTGCTGCTTTAGCAGCTTCTTGCTCTTTGGTCAGAATTGGTGCAACATCACCTTGACCTTGCACCCAAATGCCTGAATTTGTGAGGTTATACCCAGGCGGTCTGTCTTTAGCAAGCCTAGATAATTGGCCTGCTTCTGATACAGTAGTTTCTGCTGCGCCTGTTGGTGTTCCTGTAGCTGCTGATGTAGGAATCCACTTTTGACCTGCTCCTTCAGGAGGAATAGCATCTAACTGTTGTGCATGCTCGGTAGCTTGTGCTAACATGTCTTCTGCATTTTTTAATGCTTCTAACTTATCCATGTGTAACTGATGAGCAGTGTCAAATGTAGATGCATGCTCAGTTCTTGCCATGTCAAGTAAGTCTGCTGCTTTATTGTGCGCTGCAATTTTACCTGACAAAGCTTCTTGATCTTTAAGAAAATCAGGTGCTAGATTATATGGCTGAGGACCATACTT